CGAGACTGTTGGTTTATATAACAGACTCGTTAACGACACATTTGCCTATGTGAATAAGGCTTACAACCTCTTAGCTCACGCTAAGACGCGAAAGCGATTGCTCAGACTTGCCGCCCGATCAGGCGACTACTGGCTCGCATACGCGTTTGGTGCAAGTCCCTTGCTACAAGACCTAGCTACAGCAGCCGGTGACCTTGCGTCACGAACTGCAGGTGGACCTGGGGCCCTCTCTCAGAGGATCTCAAGGGAGGTTCGCAAGGAATGGCAGACGACGTCTGTCCATCCAAGTTGGTGGGCTGATCCGAATGCTACTTTACAAGGTACAATGATCGTACGCAATAGTCACCAGGTAACGTATAAAACAACGATGGGATTTGAGGCAATCTCACCCATTGAAGATAATGTTACGTTGGCTGCGCGTGTTTTCAAACCTGATTTTCGAGAAGTCGTTTTGGGTATATACGACTTGATCCCATACACATGGCTGTTGGATTATTTTACAACAACCGGTGATTGGCTCGAAGGTCAATTTCAGTTAGATGCGGTACCTTTTTATGGTACGAAGAGTAGGCTCTATACCTGTGAATCACGGGCAGAGTTTATCCCATCTTCCAACTGGATAACTGAGATCGATCAAGTCTGTGTGAGTCAATTTATTCGGTACACTAGGTGGCCGAGTCAGATCCTCACAAACAGACCATTCGGCTGGAAGCCGATAGACGAGATCTTTGGTTTGAAACGTTTGACTAATCTTGTGGCCCTGTTCGCTGTGAAACGAAGCGACGCATTCAGCAAGTCTGAATCCGACTTCGTGCGCAATCGGCGGGATTATATCATATGAGTATTTCGGAGTGCGTACGGTTCCTAGCCGTATAACATGTTGATGAATGAAAGTATTAACCCCTAAAACAATATAGGAGCCTTACTATGGCTATAAATCTGACTTCCCCCGTAACAGGGGCAGCGCAAACGGGATTCACATCCCCAACTTACACGCTCAGCGTCGACACAGCGCCGTCTCCCAATGGGAAGCAGTGGGCGGTCACAGGGTTAGGCGGTACTCAAGCTAACGTGGACATCCATACGATTGCGAAACCTTTCACAATCGCATATTTCAAGGGTGTTTTACGTTCGCTAGGTGTGCCTAACTTGCTTACTGGCCTGTATAAGTCGATTCCGCGCAATAAGCAACGCATTGTTGTGCGGAAAGGTGTTAATTCGGCAGCCAATGCTCCAGGCATCGCGTATTTACGCATCGAGGTCGACGCACCAGCCGGTGCTGACACTTACGAGCCTGAAGATTTGAAAGCCATGTTGTCTTTGGGCATTGGCGCTCTATATCAATTGAGCGCAGGCCTGGGCGACACCACCCAGTCAGGTATCTCCTAATGTTTTGCCGCTGTACGCGGCGCTTGGTTGATATTCTGGCTTTTCGACTTGAACGGTACATAACGCTACTAGCGTTTGGCCGGCCCACTATTCTACAGAGGATTCTGAGATGGTTAATGAGACGTCTAATAACGGTAAGTTTTGCGATAAGTCTTACTTTGCTTTATTGGAGTATGAGCTTGAACAGTTTGTACGCGGGCGGAACCCTTCTGAACATCGAGTGTTCGCAGCCAACCGGTTGCGTGATCGACTTAAGAAGAAGTATTGCCCGAAGAACTCAGTAAATAAGATAGCTGATGATGTCGCGATAAGTAAGTTTGTGGGTATTCAACACGAACTTGCGAAGCGAAGCACACCCAAAATCGATCCTACCTTATTAGGTGAGATGAAAGGGTTTATATATCATGTGCTCGAACGCGGTGTCTATGCTGAGACCGGTGTTGCAGGTTCTACTTGCGACATTGATCTTATACTGAGGTACTGGAACATGGGGCCCGGTAGTACCGTGTCTAGTTCCGAAAGCCACTTTGTTGAGAAACTCGGTGGCCAAACTGTCTCTTATTCCAACTTTGCCAACCTTTTGTTGCCATTATTGGCGAGGATTTCACCTCTTGTTTGGGAACGTTTCTTAGTTTCTAAATATGATGAAGGTGTTGTAAAGGTTAAGGGGAGCAAGGGGGCGTGCGTGTCTAAGACGCCAGACATCTCGAGGTTTATTGGAAAACAGCCTATATTAAATATGGCGGGTCAACTAGCAGCAGGCAATTGGATTGCCCACTGCTTGAAACTCGTCGGTCTAGATATCGAACGGCAACAACCGTTGAATCAACATCTGGCCTATATAGGTTCTGGAGCAGGCGATCATATAGGGGCTAAGCGCCTCTGCACGATCGATTTAGAATCTGCTTCAGAT